GGGCGGCAGCACCTCGAGCAGCGCCTTCGCCTGGGCGGGGGTCGCGATCAGCATCTTGCTCGCCTCGCGCTTGTCACCGTAGGTGCGGAAGGTCGGCACCTGGTCGATCCACTCCCACTCCTTGCACGCGGTCGAGAGCACGCTGCGCAGGGTGATGACGTAGTTGTTGCGGGTGCCGTTGCTCGCCGGCGTGCCCTTGCGCGTGATGAGCCCCTCGATCTGCTCGGCCGCCCAGGCGCGGGTGATGTCGGTGAGGGCCATGCCCTCGGCACGCGCGCACCAGAAGGCGAGGTGGTGGGTGTAGTCGCGGATGGCGCCGTCGGTCTTGTGCTCGGCAAGCCAGCGCTCGGCCGCCTCGTTGAGCGAGCGCGGTTGCTTCTCGCCGAGCTTGGCCTGGCGCCAGAGCTGCGCCTTCAATTGGTCGTGCAGCTCCTGCGCTGCTTTGCGATCAGCAGTCTGAGCAGACTGCTTGAATCGCCGCCCGCCGGGGAGCGCGATATCGATGTAGAACGTCTTGCCTCGTTTGAAGATGGACATAGTTTGCGGGGCTCCTGTTTGGTTGCTTCGAGAATCTCCGCGACGTTGACTCGGATCGCGGTGCCGAACCTGTAGGCCGGCACCTCGCCCCGGTCGACCAGCCGGCGGAGCGTCTTCACGCTAACACCGAGCTGCCCCGCCGCGTCAACCAGTGTTGTCAGCACTGGCTGTTGAGATTCTCGCAACACTTCAGGCATCCGTCAACTCGCCTCGCAGGAGCGGCAGGAAGTCCCCGAGCTTGAGCACGACCCGCCAGGGCTGGCCGTTCTGCCGGTAGGCCACGATGGGCACCTCTCCCGGCTGGCAGTGCTCCTCGATCTGCCGGCACCAGGCGGGCAGGGCGAGCGTCTCGCGGCGCTTTGCCTCGATGCGGAACTTACCGACCTGGATGTCGTCGCCCGAATCGCGGGCCTGCCCCAGCTTCCTTTTCACGACGCGCCCAAGCTCGTCGCTCAGGATCTGCGCCAGCTCCCGCTCCGCCGCCGCTCCCTTGTTTCGTGACATCCGTCCGCCCATCGTTCCAACTCCTTCGCCACCAGTGGCCGTTCTTCGGCTTACTTGCCACGCGGATCTTCGCCCGCGAGCAGCCGCGCGTAGAACAGCAGCTTGCCGGCCTCCTGCTTCGGGTCGTCCTTCGCGCCCAGCCGCCAGTTGTATTTGGCGACCTGCCCGCGGAGATACCCGCGCCACTCGTCCTCGGTGAGCTGCGCGCGGATGGCGTCAATGCACTCGACGCCGCCCTGGTTGTAGTGCGCCGGGCGGTGCACCGGGTCGTGCTTTGTGCGCGGTCGATCTGGCGGCGACGCGGTCACGAAATGGACGCACTGATGGTTGTCGCTCCACACACCGCCGCAGTTCTGGCAGACGTTCCTGTTCATGCGTACCTCAAAACGGGATCGGGTCGTTGAAGTCGTGGTCGTAGGCCTCGGCCGGCGGCAGGTTCGACAGGTCGCGCTTGCCGCGCCGCGGCTTGCTCGCGACGACCTTGGCGGTAAACGTCGCCCGCATCGCCTCGACGATCGGCTCGGTGACAGTCCCGGCCGCCGACGCGGAGAGCTCCTTGCTCGAGTAGCCGCCGGGGCCGTTGATGAACGTCTTGCCGGTCTCCCGGTGCCGGTACTCGATGTGCGCGACACCGCCATCCACCGCCTCGCCGAAGGGCACGAGGTCGGGGATGAACAGGTGCTGCTCACAGGCGCTGCGCTGCTCACCCTTGTTGCGCACGGTGCCGTGAACGTCGCAATGCCATGCGCCGGCCGCAACGGGGGTCGCGTGGCAACAGGTGCGGCAGCTCACCTCGGCCACCTTCTGCTCGTGACAGACTGAGAAGAACGGGCACCCCTTGCACTGCCAGTGCGCCGGATCTTCGGAGAGCTTCGCCGGTGGGGTCTTCGAGTCAATGATGCGCCGGGCACGCTCCTGCATCGCCTTGAACGCGTCCTCGTCGAAGTGCACCCACTCGGTGTAGAGCTCGTCGTTGTCTTTGTTCACCGCGAGGTACATCGCGCGCTCGAGCTTCAGCAGCCCCATGTAGGACTGCATCTGCGCGTAGTGCTGCGGCTTGCTCTCGGCGACGCCGACCTTCTTGAGGTCTGTAAAGCTCTTCGCGCTGTGCGTCTTCACCTCGAGGATCGCCCAGGTCTTGGGCGCCTCGGGGAAGCCACGGCCGATACCGTCGACGCTGCCGCCGAAATGCCCCGACTCGTCACGGCACTCGATCTGCTTGTCGCCGTCGTGCGTGTGCAGATCGACGCCGATGCCTCGCAGCTCCTCGGCGACGACCGCCTCCTCGCGCTTGCCGCGGTCGAAGAGCCGCAGCATCCGGCCGTCCCAGCTGGGCGTCATCGCCCAGCGGAAAGACAGCCAGATGTGCCGATCGCACGCGTGGCCGATCAACGACGCCCCGAGGTGTTCCCGGTGTTCCTGCTTCTCTCGCGCACGCCATTTGACAATGGCCTCCCCGGTTGTGTGCTGCGAAGCAGGGACTTGCGCCATTATCGGCGCTCCCAGGGCCGCGCAGCCGGCTTCGCCGCAGGGGGAGATGCGGCGGCACCGGGCCGCGCGGCCTGGGCAGAAGGTTTCCCAGACGCACCGGCGATGCCGGCGTAGCCCATCACGCGATTGCGCGTCGGGTCTTTCCGGTCGATGTCGATTTCCGCCATCACGGGGATGTCGTGCAGCTGTTCAGTGTCGGTCAGGTTCGTGACGCCGGCCGCCAGGCACAGCTGCTGCAGCTGGCGCTTGGCGATATCCTCGGCGGTCTTGTTCGGGTTGCTGACGTTGAGCCGATCCCAGACGCGCCGGCCGCTGTGGTCGCCGTCGACCACCTGCAGCACGAGCTCGACGTACTGGCCGGTGCCGGCCTGCGTGGGCTTGAGATCGGACCCGATCACCATGACCTGGTAGAAGCCGCGCGGCAACGGGCTGCGCTCCGGCGCCGGCGGCGCAACGTGGTTCTGGGCGTCGAATTGAAATGAAGGCACTGTCGGTTCCTCAGTTTGACGTGATTGCGTTGACGAACGCCTCCCACGCGAGCGGGATGCTCTCGGGGAGTGCATAACGGTTTTTCGCCATGTAGGCCGGCCGCTCGCTCGTGTAGAGCAGGCGCTCGCCGGTGCTGATGCCGCGGCTGACTTCCTTGTTGAAGCCCACCTCGGCCTTCTTAATGAGCGTGCGGTAATTGGCGAACAGCACCGCATCGCACCACTCGCGCACCAGTGCGCTCGAGCGGGCCTGCAGCTTCGGCTGGTACCGATCGTAGGGCTCGGTCTCTGGCGAGTCGAAGCGCTTGATCTCGCAGTGCGCGATCAGCACCACGGCCATGCCCTGGTTGTTGCGCAGCGAGTTGAGCCCGTCCAGCACCTTGCGCCACTCTTCGGCGGCTATCATCGATCCTTTTCCGTACGCCAAATCCTTCGCCTCAAACTTTGCTTCGATGTCACGCCAGATCAGGGTTTCAAGCCAATCGAGCGAATCGATCACGACGGTTTGAAAACTGTGACCGGGTTCATGTAATGCCGCGATCGCATCCAGCACGTCGGCGGATTTCTGCGCGACCGGGAAGTGATCGACCGCGAGAGACCCGAGACCGTCCTCGGTCTGGATGAAGATCGGCGCGGGCGCGCCGGCGGCGAACGTCGACTTGCCGATACCCTCGACGCCATAGACCAGGACGCGCGGCGCCGACAGGGCGGTGTTCTTCTTGATCGACTTTAAGTCAAACGCCACTGGACACCTCCTCGACGACGATGTACGTCTTCGCGGGCTTCACCGTGATCGCGGGCGCGATCTGGCGCCAAAGATCCGGCCGATCGGTGCGGATCGCCTTGAGCAGCGACTCGTCCGCCTCGACCTTCGTCTTCACCGGCTTCTCAGGCCACGCGGCCGTGAGGGCCAGCAGCTTGTCGACGTCGGCCTTGTAGCTGAGCTTGCCGGTCGTCTTGAACTTCCAGCCGTTCGTCAGGATGGTCGACTGCGAGCCCTCTTCGAGGGCGGGCGCCAGCTTGAGCATGTCCTGCTCGATCTGCAGCCGGCGGGTGTTGGCTTCGTTTTCTGCACGCTTCGCGGCAAGCCAATCCGCGGCGAGTGTTTCGAGGTTCATTGGTTTGAGCTCCGTGGTGGGGGCGCGTTGGAAGATAGCAGCACGTTGAGAAGATCGCAACAGTTATGGCAAAGGGCCGGATCAGACCGGCCGAATCCACAGCACCGGGGCGGCAGCCTTGACCGCGACGTTGGCCGACACCGCCGCGCCGGTAAACGGCACCAGGTTGAATCGCTCGTCGTCATAGCCGCGCTTCAACGTGCCGACCATATGGCCGTCGCTCTGGATCTCGATCACGCACAGCCGATCGATCAGTGCCGTGACGCGTAAATCGAACGCTCCTGCGAAAATCACCCATCCGTCCATCTGCAGCTCGGGCGCGCGGATCTGGATCGCGAGTCCGTTCGCGGGCACGTCACGCGGGGCTGCAATTCGCCTAGGATTCTTTGATGTCAGCGGCGTCAGCACGCCGCGCGCGTCGACATATGCTTTGATCGGCAGATGCCGTGCGTCGTCGTCGATCTGAATGCCCGCCTGCGCAAGCACCTCGGTCACAGGGATCGTGAGCAGGCCGCTGATCCGGTTGGCCTCGTCGGCGGTCATTACTCGCTTGCCTCGCAGCATCAGCGAGACAGCGCTCGGGTCAAGCTCGAGCAGCTTGGCGAGCCGCCGCATCGAAAGATCGCGCTCCGCCAGGCGATCTTTGAACCACGCAGTGTTGACACGTTGCTGTTTCATGTTTGCCTCGTTGCAATGTTGGCGGGGTGTTGACAATCCCGCAACATTAAAGCACCTTCGGCCGCGTCCCTGCAACTTAACAGAACACCAGAGCAGAAAATGAGCCAGCTATCCCCGGCGCGCGAAGTCGTTCAAAAACTGGGCGGAGTCCGCGCGACTGCGCGCATCGTGCAACTGAATCCGAGTGCAGTCTGTCGCTGGATGATGCCGGCATCGAAGCGCGGCACGGGCGGGCATGTTCCGCAGCGGCATTGGGCGACCATCTTGGCGCACTGCAAAAAGGAACGCATCAAGCTCCAGCTGCGCGACTTCGTGATCATCAAGTAACCGGCGCGGGGGCGGGGATGGTGAGTAACTCCGAATTTCTGTCGGCCGTTTACGGCCCGCTCGGCGCCGGCCAGCACGGCTGGATCGCAGCGTTTCGTGGCGATCCGAACGCGGTCACGCCAGACGCCTGGGCGGGGCAGGCCTACCTCGGCACGCCGAACCAACAACTGATGATCGACCGGCGCGTCGAGGACAACACCTACTACTCGGTGGCGCGCCTCGCGCTCGGTGATGGACGGCCACGCCGGAGCAAGAGCGCGTTCGATTCGCTCGCGGTGCTCGTGGCGGATGACGCCGATCCCGGTGAGCTCAACGGCACGCCCTCGTTCGTCATCGAAACGTCGCCATCGAATCACCAGATCGGCGTGCTGCTCGATGCGGACGACCCGGCGACGCGTGATGTTGCGCTGATCGACGCGGTGATGCAGGCGATGGCGGACGCGCG